AATTGGCTACATTGATGATGGATATGTAATATTTGGTGGTAAATGGGGCGTGTGGCTTGATGTTGACTTTATTCCAAATAAAGTTAAGGCGGTTATCATGGAGCTGGCCGGCACTCTTCCAGAAGAGGATACATTATTTACAGTTAGTAAAGAAAATCCTATGCCGCAGCTTGAAATGGATACAGGGAACTTTACACACATTAACATCTTGCAGAGAGAGGCTAAGCTGCCTGTTACAGTCACTGGGGTTTTGATTGACAAGAAATACAGTGTGTATAGTCTTCTGCAGATTGAAATGAACAATCAATTAGTTTTAATGGATATGAGTTTAATGAATCTTATAGACCTAAATGAGATTGAACATGACCAGGAGGGAGTACCAGCAGGACCTTGTACAGGTTTTAACCAGGATACATTTTATTGGCGGAATGCTACATCTACATTACTTCTTATTGGAGAAGCCGCACCAGTAAAAAGTCCAGTTATTCAGGCTTTATCAGATATAAGCTTTGCAGAGGAGGCGAAAAGATAATGGGAATACCGGTTTTAATAATAGGTAAATCAGGGAGCGGCAAGAGTACAAGTCTGCGGAATTTCAAAGAAGGAATAGCCCTTATTAATGTCCTAGGCAAGCCCCTTCCTTTTAAATCAAAGATACCTAAGGTGGTAACAGATGACTATCAACAAATCATGAAGCAGCTTTGCAATATTCAGTTTAAAAGCTTTGTAATTGATGATGCTGGCTATCTTATAACAAATCATTTCATGTCAAAACATAGTTCCGTAGGCGGTGGCAATGCCGTATTTAGTCTTTACAATGACCTAGGAGATTATTTCTGGAGGTTGATTCAGTTTGTTATAAAGAGTTTACCGGCAGATAAGATTGTTTATTTTATCATGCATGAGGATGTGAATGACTTCGGAGATATACGTCCTAAAACTATAGGAAAACTGCTGGATGAAAAAGTGTGTGTTGAAGGAATGTTTACGATAGTCCTGCGCTGTATAGCTGAAAACAATGTTCATAAATTTATTACCCAGGCAGAAGCTGGAGCAGTTAGTAAATCCCCTATGGGAATGTTTGAAACCTTAGAAATAGATAACGACTTAAAACTTGTGGATGAGGCAATCAGAGACTATTACGAATTAAGCAGGGAGGAAATAAAGAATGCAGAAACCAAATGATTATGAAAACGTACAAGCTTATGGAGAATTTACTCCCCTGAGGCTCGGAGGACACATCTGTAAAATCATGCAGGTGGAAGAAACAAAGTCAAGCAACGGAAAAGATATGCTAAAAATCAGCCTTGATATTGCAGAAGGAGATCAGAAGGACTATTATGCGCAGCAATATAAATCGGATACCAGGGATAATAAGAAATGGGGATGTGTTGTATATCAACTTCTTAAAGATAATGAGGGAAACACTAGCAGAGGATTTAAATCCTTTATAACAGCAGTAGAAAATTCTAATTCTGGATTTAAGGTAGCCTGGGGTGATAAATTTGCTGCATGCTTTAAAGGAAAATTAATAGGTGGTGTCTTTGGCCGTGAGCAGTATCTGAATGCTTATCAGGAAAAGAAACTTGCAACTAAATGTGTTCAATTTCGCAGCGTTGAAGCCATTCGCAATGGTGTCGATACACCTGAGGATAAGCTGCTTCCTGAAAGCTCAAACAGTGGTTATGGACAGGGATATACACCAAGTGCCGCTGGTGACGGCTTTATGAATATACCGGACGGCTTAGAAGAACAACTTCCATTTATGTAATCGGGGTGATTGATTGACCAAGGAAGAGTTACAAGAACGTATTGACGAAGTTAAGGCAACAGTAACAGTGCCGGAAGTTTTACAGAGATATGGTGTTGAAATTAGGCGTGGCAGATGCAGAGGTATCTGCCACGATGGTAAAGACCTGAATGCTAAAGTAACCAACGATTATCTTTGGTGTTATGTATGTGATGAGGCAATGGACATTTTTGCTATCACACAACACTTTGAAGGGTGTGATTTTTGGACTGCTTTTGAGTTATTGGGAGGAAGTGAAAAGCCTTCATGGAGAGCAACTGTAATAGCATCTAATGCAAAGAGAGCTAGATTGCAGAAAGAACAGGAACAGAAGCAGCAAAAGCTAAGAATACGTTCTATTCACTTACATATCACAGCGTATAGATTGCTCATAACCAAGGAACGGCCATTCTCAGACCGGTGGTGTTATTACCAGAATAAACTGCAATACCAAATATATTTACTAGAAAATTTGTTGGAGCTGGATAAATGAAAAATATTAATGAACTTGATGCAAAAACAATACTGGAGGATGAGGTCTTTTTTGAAATCTATGAAGAAAAGGATATAATTCAGCAATCCAGGCTTATCCTGACTCTCACAGATAGAGCAAAGGAGCTTGGGGTTAAGCAGAGTTTTGACCGTATGCTGAAAGCCTTTTCCAAGTCCAAAAGGAACTACACCCAAAAAACAGGTGGTAACTATACGGAATTTGACGGAGGGTACCCTCCACTATATTCAGGAGGATGGACTGCAAGGGAAGACGGAATTACAATCTTAACGAATTTTGGAGAAAAGACAGCATGCAGCCACCCTATATTACCTGTTAAATCTTTAATCAATGCAGAAACAGGATATATAAAAACCGTCCTAGCCTTCAAAGTAAGGAATCGTTGGAAAGAAGTCATCGTGGATAAAGAGACTATGTCTTCTAGTAACCGGATTACTGGTTTATCAAAGTATGGTGTAAGGGTAACCAGCGAGAATGCTAGGGCTCTTGTACAATATCTGGCTGACATAGAAAGCATGAATGACGCTCTAATTCCAGAGCAACTGTCTACTTCTAAGCTTGGGTGGCTGAACAAAGGTTTCATACCATATGATGACAATGTCGTTTTTGATAATGACGATGCCCTTTCAGGTGCCTTTAAGAGTATTCACTCATCCGGTTCATATACTAAATGGCTTGAATTAATGGTCGGTGTCAGAAAGAGCAATAGATTCGAGCCAAGAATATATCTTGCTGGTGCCTTTGCTAGTCCACTTTTACATAAATTCGATGCACTACCCTTTATTATTGATAACTACGGAAAATCCGGAAAAGGCAAGACCGTTACATTGATGATAGCAACATCTGTATGGGCTGATCCAGCGGAAGGTAAGTACTGGATTAAATCTAAAGCAAATGAAATCGCCTTAGAAGCCAGATTAGACTTTTTGAATCATTTACCACTGGCTGTTGATGATTTTTCAGAAATTCAGAAAAAAATGAAAGATGATTTTTCAGGATATGTATATAGCCTTTGTTCCGGAGGCGGAAAAGAACGCTCGAATGTAAATATAGGGTTGCAGCGACAGAGATACTGGAAAAATGTCATTCTCACTAATTCAGAACGCTCTTTAATCAGCGATACTATGCAGGGCGGAGCTATCAATCGTATTATCGAATTTGAAAGTGATGAGGGTAATATCTTTGGAAACATTTCAGAATCAGGGGCTGTGGTTAGCACTATAAAGGAGCATTACGGATATGCAGGAAAGGAATTCATTGAAATTATTAGCCATATGGACTTACAGGACCTCAAAAATATTCGCAAAGGATTTCAGGATAAGATATATGCCAGGGCTACGGAGTTAGGTGTAGAGAAGGAAGATAAGCAAATACTCCCTATGTCTATTCTTTTAACTGCTGACAAGATAGCGACAGAGCATATTTTTGAAGATGGAATGTATTTAGATTTTGATATGTGTTTTGACATGTTAAAGAACAAGGAGGAAGTTTCAGAGGAAGAACGAGCATACTCCTTTATTATGTCGGATGTAGCCATCCATAGAAATAACTTTGTTCCAGATGATTATGGAAACTATAGAGGCGAGGTCTGGGGTTGTATTGATAATGGATACGTTATTATACATGATTTAATTTTTAAAGGAATGTGCGAGAGGGGTAACTTTTCCAAAAAGTCATTTTTGACTTGGGCAGACAGAAATAATCTATTGATAAAGGATAAAGATAAGAAATCCAGGGTAACCAAAAATAAAAAATTTAGTGGAAAGTCTGTTCGATGTGTTTATTTGAAAATGGATGAGTTGGAGGATAGTGAAGATGGCGAAGACCTTGAAAATACTGAATTTGTATCGGTTAATGACCAAATGGACTTGCCTTTTAATGTTTAGTGGTTACCCAGTTACCCGGTTACCCCAAGAAGCACACATATATAATACTTGGTGTGTGTGTCGGAATTAACATACATACACATACTTTCTTTATAGGAGATACTAAAATCAGGGTAACCGGGTAACCGTAGACGGAAACCATTGATTTTACTGAATTTAATCGGTTACCACTAGGGGGATACTTTTTGAAAAACTGGTAACCTTGGTAACTAAATAGGAGTGATAGATTGAAGTTAAACAACAAAAAAGCAGGAACGGACTTTGAATACGATTTTGTACATATCCTTGCTAAACATGGATTTTGGGTACATAAATTGCAAGATAATAAAAACGGACAACCGTTTGACGTTATAGCAGCCAGAGCAGGCAATACTTATATATTTGACTGCAAGGACTGTAAGAATGATACCTTTCCGTTATCCAGGATAGAAGAAAATCAATACAATTCTATGGCTCTTTGGCAGAAATGCGGAAACCATGAAGGATTATTTGCTATGAATACCAGCAAGGGCATCAGGATAATATCCTTGGAAGTCTTAGAATTCCTAAAAAACAAAAGTATAAAAGTAGTTAATAAAAATGATTTGCTTTGGTATTCTACATCACTTAATAAATGGCTGGAGGGGTTAGGATGCAAGTAATAATCAGTAATGAAATAACTATTAAGGATCCTTCCTCTGCATTGGTTAAATGGGTTCAAGACAACTTGATTATTAAAAATCCTGATTATCAGAAAAAGAAAAGGATGGGTTTATGGGTAGGAAATATGCCTGAATATATCTATTTGTATCAGGTAAACGGAAACAGTCTTATAGTCCCTGTTGGAACAGGAAAGCATATCAGAAAGTTTGTAACCGGTGCAGATATTAAGCAAGACCTGGCAGATAACCCACCAATCAATTTTCAGTCAGAGATACCTTTATACGATTACCAGGAGCCAGCAGTGGCAGCCATGCAGAAGTTTGGATGTGGAATCTTACAATCTCCTTGTGGTTCAGGCAAAACCCAGATGGGAATAGCATTAGCGGCTAGGATAGGCCGTAAAGCATTATGGATTACTCATACAGCAGATTTATTAAATCAGTCTTATGATAGAGCGGCTATGTATATGGACAGGAGCTTGCTAGGCAGGATGACAGAAGGAAAAGTGCATATCGGTTCAGGAATCACCTTTGCCACAGTACAAACATTAACTAAATTAGATCTACAGCAATATAAATACACCTGGGACGTTATTATTGTAGATGAGGTTCAAAGACTGGCTGGGACACCTACACAGGTGACTATGTTCTCCAGAGTAATGAACACATTGGCAGCCAGATATAAATACGGGTTATCTGCTACTGTTCATAGAGGGGATGGATTAATAAAATCCACCTTTGCTATAGTTGGAGATATTGCTTATACCGTACCGGAAGAAGCAGTTGCGGATAAGACAATGCAGATAGTTGTTCATAAATGCAATACCGACATCAAGACAAATGAAACCTGCTTAGATACGGATGGTACTTTGATATACGGCAATCTTATGAATTACTTGGTGTACAGCGAGAAAAGAAATGAACTGATTGTTGAACAGCTTAAAGCAAATGAAACTCACAGTAATATCATCCTTTCAGACCGGCTGGAGCATTTAGAAATACTAATGGATAAGCTTAATTCTCCGGACGCAGTTATGATAAGCGGTAAAATGACCAGTAAAAAGGGAAAGGCAGAAAGAGCCAGAGCTTTAGAGGATATGCGGTCTGGTAAGAAAAAATATCTATTTGCTTCTTACTCTCTTGCGAAAGAAGGATTAGATATACCCTGCCTGGATCGGTTGTATCTAGCTACTCCGAAAAAAGATTTTGCTGTTGTTGTTCAAAGCATAGGACGCATAGGAAGGGTAAGTCCTGATAAAACGGAAGCAATCTGCTATGACTATGTGGATGATATACAATTCTGTGAGAATCAATATAAAAAACGGAAAACCCATTATCGCAAGAAAGGGTGCATTATAAATGAGTGATGTTAAATCTATTTTTAGTAATTCATTCAGTTTGTATAAAGAGAATTTAGATAATCCTCTATACTGGGCTATTATGAGCAATATTGGTAAGGTGCCACCAGCTATAGCTCGAGGTATCATGGCAGATACTTATAACTTTTATACAAGGTGGGAACAAGCCAGGAGTAAAGAAGAGATTGATTGGAGCCGTATGCTGGAGGAAGCAAAGCAGTTAAGCATCAAATACAATGATTGTGATTTATGTAAAAAAACATTATTGATACTCATGGAAACCATAGAAGAAGATTTTACGCCAGGAGGTACATATGGCAAATAAAAAGGATTTATACACTCCAGCAATCATAAAAAGAGCTATTGGAAAGCGGTGTGCACTATGCGATAAATATATCTCAGAGTCAGAAGCCAATGAGGAAGACCTTCACTATTCTCAGACCAAAAGTAAACATGAGATATTCATACATAAACATTGCTGGAATAGTAATTATGGTTCGTAGAAAGGGGCTGCTTTATGGAAGATATCATTGATAGAAAATCTTTGTGGGAAGGATATGAAATTACCTCAAATGAACAGGTAAAGAATATCATAAAGAACAATATCAACCGAATGTGCGACGATTGGATATCTACAGGATTTGCATTAAAGCAAGCCAGAGATAAAGGGTTTTACAAAGAGGATGGATATAGTAGTATACAAGATTATGCTTTTAGCGAATTCGGTCTTAAGAAACAAAGGGTTTCAAGGCTAATCAAGATAATAGAGGATCTTTCTGTGAATGGTAACTCGCCAGTGCTGGAGGATAAATGGAGAGAGTTTAGTATTGCTAAGCTTGAAGAGATAATTTACCTAGATGAAGATGAAAAAGAAACCATTGAGCCGGTTATGACATTGGTTCAGATCAGAAATGCAGGTAAGAAAGAAAGCGTCATAGAAGTTTCGGCGCCGAAACTCGAACCGGAAGAAAAATCTTTACCGTTACCAGAGGAAAATACTACTCTCCAAGATGATAAACCAAACCCACAGGCAATAACAGAATCCCTGGCTAAAGAAGTAGCAATATGGTGCATAGGTTACCTATGGGACGAGCTGTTACCGGTAAAAGAAAAAGGAGACTTTTCAGAGATACTTGAAAGTAAACTGACCAAGAAATCCTTTGTTTCTGGTGATATGAATATGGAATTCAAGTTAGCCTATATCAAAGTATCTAAAAGTGATTCTGAACACTTTGTTTTATATTCAGATGTATCCAAGCAGATACAGAATGAATGGAATACTGTGGCAGCGTTAAGGAAAAAAAATGAAACAGGTCCTAAACATTGTATGTATGATAATAAAACACTTTGTGCTGCTGTATGCAGTACTGGAGCTGAATGTTGCAGAGAGTGTCCAGAACATGGAAGTTGCAATGGAGAGTGTGGTTGGTTGGAAGAAAGGATACCTAGACCAGAACAAGAAATCGTGAACGATACCACTGAACCTGTGAACGAAACACTGGATTCCGTAACTGAACCGGAATCAGAGGTAATAACAGAAAGAGGATGCAGTAACTGTAAATACAATATCATGCCTCGAGAGGACTACTTTCAAGATCATCCGGATACGAATGAATTCCCATGTGATAATTGTGACAGCAAGATTCATAACTGGAGACCTGACATAGGCATTGTTGAGCCGGTAGTAGATTCTACAGTTGAACAGGAACCGGAGATTGTAGAAGCAGATGTTATCCAGACAGAAACGGATCCAGAGAAATACAGCATAGCAGATATACAAGGGGAAATTAGAGAACATACCAACAATCTAGCTATCTTGCGCAGGGAAAATGTAGTAACTCCTATCCGGTTTAAAAATAAAATGAGACTGGACGCGGCTAGTGCATTATTGGATAAGTTAAGAGAGCCAATAGTAGAAGTGGAGTCTGAGGCTGTTCAACCAGAGCTGCCAATCCTGAAAAATAATGATCAGCGCAAGGATTTTATTGATAACTATACTTCCTGGCCAGTATGGATTGACCTTCCGCATACGGGAGAGAAGTACTACCGGTACGACTTATCTGGCAAGGTAGCTATTGTGGTAAAGGTTAGCCGTAAACATGCCTGGAAGACTTACAAAGAAACTACGGATTATGAGTATGGCGCAGAGCAATATTACCTGTTAGGAATCAAGATGAGCTGTAGCACAAAGATGATCTACGATGAAGATGATTCTAGAACTTTCTATGAGTGCAACTCCAATAAGTCAGCACTGGTAGAGTATTTGAAAGAGATACAGAAAAAATAGCACTTCGTCCAGAGCGGAGAAATCATAGCTCTGGACGGAATGCCAGTGGATGAATTATTGAAGAAAATTAATTTTTGGACTCCATAAATTGAATAAAGTCTTCCAATGAGATGGCGATGCCGTTTGATTTGGTTGTTCTTCCTTTACACCATGTAAGCTTGGACTTATCGACCACTAAGTCACCTAGAAAATTACCCTGTGTGTCGCGGATTTCTAGTTCAATACCTGAATTTTTTAATTCCATTTCAACATTAAATTTCTTAATTGACACTTGCATATAAATATCCTCCTTTTTATACCAATTTTACAATCATATTTTGAAATTTGCAAGATTTTAACATTATAAAATTCAAATTAACATGCAGGGTATGTGGCTGTACCTAGAATAATGCATGCCTAGGTGGATATTACTGGGTAGAGAAGGATTTATGCAGCAAGTGCGTAGGCATAGAGAATGTGACGAGGCGAATGTTGTCATTAAAAGAGTGTGTTAAATAACATAAATTAAAATAAAATGTCGTACATTGACAATTGAATATTGATAGTTGGTAAAAAATAGGATATTATACATTATATGTCATTGTATGGAGGATAGTATGGATAAAAGATATCAGGTTTTTATAAGTTCAACTTATGTTGATTTGCAGGAAGAACGAAAAGAGGTAATGCAAGCACTACTAGAGCAAGATTGTATCCCAGCCGGAATGGAGTTATTCCCTGCATCAAATGATGACCAGTGGACTCTAATAAAAAAGGTAATTGATGACTGTGATTATTATATACTAATATTAGCAGGGAGATATGGTTCTATGGATAGTGAAGGCATGGGATATACTGAAAAAGAGTATCGTTATGCAATAGAAACTGGTAAGCCTGTTATTGCATTTCTTCACAAGAATCCGGATAATATTATAACATCAAAGTCTGAAAAAACACCAGAAGGGATAGAAAAATTAGGTGCTTTTCGTGAACTTGCACAAACAAAGATGACTAAATATTGGACAGATTCACACGACTTAGGTAGCGTTGTTTCAAGGAGCATGATAAGGTTAATCAGGGATTATCCTGCCATTGGCTGGGTAAAGGCTGATAATATATCAGATGAAAACACTATGATAGAACTTTTAAAGTTGCAAAAGGAAAATAATGAGTTAAAAAAACAAATTGCGAATTTAAAAGTTGATGCTCCTGAAGGTGCTAATAAATTTGCACAAGGGGATGATGTGGTAGATATAACATATTGTATCCATTACACAGATAAATCAGATAAAAAATGGTTTCATGATTATGCATATAATTATACATGGAATGAATTATTTAGTGAGCTATCACCTTACTTGGTAAGCGAATGCGATGAAGTAAGTTTACTAAAAGTTTTAAAGGAACTAATAAGAAATAGTGAAGGATATAGTGAAGATATAAAACTATTTAGAAAAGAAAATGATGTAAAGAAAATAACGCTGACTGAAATTAAAATAAACTCATTTCAGATTATTAAGGTACAATTACAGGCGCTTGGTCTTATACAAAAGAGTATAAAAAATAGAAGTGTAAAGGACAAACTTACATACTGGAAACTCACTCCATATGGGGAACATGTAATGATTCAATTAATTGCAATTAAAAAAGAAAACTAGACTCAGGAAATCAACTATCAATATTCGTATTGGTAGTTTTTTTATACCCAAAATTAAGGAGGTCTTATGAAACTAAAAGGATTAGGACGTACCATAAAGATAAAACCATGGAAGGTGCAGGCTGTAAAGACACGGTTCGGATGCCGGTTAGTCGTTACCTGTGTTCTTCAGGAAGAGTTAAACGGATATGAGTTGGAGAAGTTTGAAGACAGGATCAGGACGGTCCTGGGAAAGGATTGAACTATGATTAAGAGAATTGTGTTTAAAGAAAAACTATATGCCTTAAACGAGGTTGTACTTGAAGGAACAGAAGAAGATATTGATAATGCAATAGATTCTACATACGAAGGACATTCAATGGATGATTATCTAATGGAGCTAGGAAGAAAGCAAGGTATAAAGATTGTTTCCAGTGACCAAGGTGAACCAGAATGCGACGATGAGGTTGAGATATGGGAAGAAGAAATAATTCAGGTATAAAGAAGTGTAGCGAATGTGAGCATGTTAATGATAAAGGGTACTGTAGTTTCTTCATGCTGTATGCATATCTGCGGAACGGCTGCAGGCGAGACAGAGACATCCTGGCAGAGAAGATACAGGTAGTACTTGATCGGGAGTATAAGCGGATATCGGGGAAGGTAACTTAGAGGTGTCCAAACATTATATTTTGTCACATTGTCTATAAATCAGAATATCATATATTGTGACGCATTATGACAATTATTAGTATTCATTGAAAAGAGGATAGTCATGTTATGTAAGAAACCTTCTTACGAAAGAATTACAATGGCCTTGCCTACTCCACCAGGTGTAGAGGGGTTACCACTAAGCTTATACTTTGATATTGATACAAGGTTTTCAGCAGTACAATCCACAAGGATTAGAGTAACAATTCTTACACTAATTAGTTCATGGCAACAACACTACCAACAGACAGCAGCATCGGGTACATCACAGTGGGCAGCTTGTTCAAACAAATATTCTATCAGAAAGTTATCTCCTGTATGGCATATATGGCCACGTATCACCAATGGGGAAGAAGCATTAGAATTTGCTATGAATGTTTTAACACAGCGATTCAGGGAAAACGGGTTTAGAAGAGTAAGTGTTGCCAAAATTAAATATAAGGTACCAAGAGAAGGGGAAAAGTTGAACTTCTTATCTAGAACAATACTGAGAAAAAATAAAGTTAATTTGAGTGTAATACTGAACCCTGAAATTCTGGATAATCCTGCTTTAAACAACATCTTATTGGCAGGATCGTTGACCCACGCATGGTTACACAGATGTGGATATAAGCATCCTAAGAATGTATATACCACTTATTTTATTGGCGAAGCACCAATGTGCCTTATGAGAAATTTTCAAAACAAAGTTCCATCGCAACCAGATAGTATCTATACACAATATTTTGATTAATAACTCGTGCAGGAATGGCAATTAGGCTGTTCCTGCAGGATAAAAAGGGGTGAGAGATTGAATCAGCAGACAGCAGATGAATTAATTGAGAGAGCAGTAAAAAAGGCTATAAAGGATTATAGCAAAGAGCAGAAATCAGAGCGTAAGCGGAAAGCGTTACATAATACTAAGCTTCTTCTTAAGAACTATGAAAAGATTAAGAGTAGCGTCGAGGAAGCTATTTCAGAAGCGAACCAACTAGAGTCGCAATCTTACTCTGACGAGGACGATGTTTACATAGCCAGTATTCGAAGGAGTAAGCTAAAGAGCTTAATTGTTATAGCGCATATTGATCGAGCGCTGGAACTTGCTAAAGAAGAGTATGAGCAAAAAGAGATGTTGTACAAGTATACAGCTTTCTATGAGTGTTTAATGAACAATGTAACGTGTGAAAAAGAAGCAGAGGAGTTGGAAACAAGCACAGTTACTATTAGACGATGGATTACTGAAGTCACAAAAGAGATTAGTATCAGAATATTTGGTGTTGATGGATTAGAAATGGCTTGAATAAAACATGATAAAAAGATGTTCTTTTAATGTTTTTTTCAATATGTTAATCTGTAAAAGGAAGGTTGTAAGAAAACCTCCTGACGGCTGCCGGCTTTCATCGGTCGGTGGCTGCGTCTTCAAGACGGAGAACCCCCTATACATGTACATGTACTTATACTTATACTCCCTGGAAAAGGCACTCGGCAATGTGGTCGTGTGTCTTCTGGTGTTGACATTTAACATATAAAGGTATAATATGGTAAAAAACCCCGGGAGAGAATATGCAGAATATTGAATTATTATTTGAAAAAAATAGGAAAGCAATTTATAAAATAAAGATTACAAAGGGGCAAATTATCTTCATAAATAAAGACTCTTTATTTACAGGAAAAAACATAAATACGATTATTGAGTTTATTAATGCAATTCACTTTCAATATCCTGGTGTGAGAATGCCCATATTTATAAATTTAGGAGATATTACCTTCATTGATAAGCTAACATTTGTTTTTTTAGAGTGCATTTGTTACAGTTTAATAGATAAATATAGACAGGAAGTCCATATCTTCTCCAAGGTAAAAAAAAGTATAGGAACAGAAGGAGCGTACTCCTCACCATTATTATTGTTGAATTCTGGTAAAATTGATAATATGATAAAATTCAAAGATAAATTTAAAAAAGATACCTATGGATATCACTTAAGAAGAGTTATAAGCGGAAAAGATAGAGATAATACCAACTTTTTGGGTGAATTGTTTGAAGAGATAGATAGTTTTTTAACACCTTTTGGAGTTCAAGATGATTGTAAGGATGATATATCAAAAGTTATTGTGGAATTAGTCGGCAACTCTTGCGAACATGGAATATCTGATTGTCTAATAGATGTTGATGTGACTGGCGACTACAGTAGGCGTGTAAATGATATTGTAGATAGTGATGACTACTATGGAATAAACATAGTAGTGTTAAATTTTTCTGATAAATTAATTGGTGATGGTATAAAAAGAAAAATAGCTGAAAGGTTTGATTGTGATGGAAGGTATAAAAACATATATTCTGCATATGAATATCATAAGTCCAAATTTAGTTCAGAGTATCTAGAAGAGGATTTTTATAATATAACTGCTTTTCAACACAAAATTTCGGGGAGAGAACATTGTGAATCCACAGGAGGAACAGGATTAACTCAATTAATTAAGTCTTTAGAAAAGCGATCTTCAGCGCATAAATGCTATATGATTAGCGGTGGTAGAGCTGTACATTTTTTGCAAAATACAATAGACTTTGACGAGGACAATTGGGTAGGGTTCAACAAGGCTAAAAACTATATTAATGGAATCCCTGAAAAAAGAGTAATATCAGAGTGCTATATATATATGCCAGGAACTGCATTTAATCTAAATTTTGTTATGAAAGGAAAGAAAATATATGGAAAAGAGGATTGAATTGATTTTTAATAAAGCAACAACTCGTTTGGCCGGCAATCCTTATGGAAAAGACGTGTATGACAAACAAGTAAAAAACAAAATAGACTTTTCACGAGTCAACGTTATTTCGTTTCCGGAAAATATAGAAAAAGTGGCTTCTTCGTTTGTTCAAGGATTTTTTTCAGAAATTATAAAAGAAGTTGGTTATATAGGGTTTCAAAATATAATTATATTAGATATCAAAAATGAAAGTTTAAAAAAAGAAATAATGAGAGATTTATTTTCATAAAAGAAAGGGAGAATAAGATGTCACTGTTATTATCGTTTGTTGCAGTAATTATTTCTTTAGGTGTTCCATTATTTGAATATATGTATAATAAAAATATTAATAAAATTAATTTATTGTCAGAGTACTATAAAGATATCTACAATGAATTTCTTGTAAAAAAAATACCACAAGCAAGACAATTTATACACTACAACGGAGTAGAACTTAGTGGAACTGATAGTATGTTGGAGATATTAAGAGAGCTAAGGGAGAATTCTATTTACTTTAAGTACAATGATAACGAATTTTATAAAAGATTGTTATCAGTCGTACAGAAAGTAGAGGACAAGCTTGTAGTGCAGACCGGTGAAATGACAAATGAAGAGCATGCTAACTTTTATAGTAGTTTTGAAACTGATTTGGGTCATGTATACGAATGTATTAGTAATAGATATATGGGAAAGAAAATAAAGAAGATAAAATGAACAATACATACACAAGCATCCTTCGGGGTGCTTTTTTCATACACAAAACAACACGAATGGAGGTGAGCCTGATTGCCAAGGGCACCAGATGAAAGAGTCGGTAAGGCTCATGAACTATTTAAAAGTGGATTAAAACTAATTGAGATTGCAAGTCAATTAGATCTTCCAGAAGGAACGGTTAGGTCATGGAAGAACCGTTACAAATGGAACGCAACGTTGCAATCAGATAAACGCAACGTTGCGAAACGGAACAAAGGTGGTCAACCTGGGAATAAGAATGCTATTAACAATGATGGTGGAGCACCCGTTAAAAATGATAATGCTGTTAAACATGGATTGTTTGAAAAGTATCTTCCGCAGGAGACGCTTGATATTGTAAATAATATGTCTCTTAATCCTTTAGATATTCTATGGGATCAGATACAGATTGCTTATGCTGCTATTGTAAGGGCGCAGAAATTATCATACGTTAGGGATCAAGAAGATAATACGATAATTAGATCTGGATACAAAGATGGTAAGATTATCGGTGAAGATTTCCTTGTGCAAACAGCAATAGATAAGCATTCTAAGTTTATGCAAGCTCAAGCAAGAGCACAAGGTGAACTCCGTAGTATGATTAAGCAGTATGACGAAATGTTGCATAATAACTGGGAGCTTGCCACAGAGGAACAGAAAGCCCGTATTGCTGTACTAAAGGATAAAGTAAACAGTGAGAAGGACATACCAATTCAGATAACTTTTACAAAGGCAAGTGATAGTCATGGAAACTAAGAATGTTAATTTCGCTCTTAATGACCACTTCTTTGACTTTGTTCACAATTGGGATTATAAATTCTATATGCTAACTGGTGGTTATGGTTCCTCAAAGAGTTACCATGTAGGAATTAAGCTTGTTAAGAAACTTCTTGAAGAAAAGCGTAAAGCCTTGGTAGTAAGGGAAGTGTACGATACAATTAGGGATTCTTGCTTTGATCTATTACAAGAAATAGTGATAGCTATGGAAGTTGAGGACTATGTTACATTTACAACCTCTCCGATGCAGGTTAGATTCCAGAATGGAAGCAAGATAATATTTAAGGGAATGGATAAGCCGGCAAAGTTAAAGTCCTTAAATGGTGTATCAATAGTTTGGATAGAAGAATGTTCCGAAGTAAAATACGAAGGGTTTAAAGAAATCTTAGGAAGACTAAGGCATCCCATTTTAAGCAATCACATAATTCTCTCTACAAACCCGGTTAGCAAGAGCAACTGGTGTTATAAATTCTTCTTTCAGGATAAAAAGGAAAAGCTCCTAATCCAGGACGATGAAGAATTGTATATAAAAAGAATATTGATAAACGGTAAAACTTATTATCATCACTCTACAGTTGATGATAATTTTTTTGTGCCGAAAGACTACATTGAACAGCTAGACGACTTGAAAACGCATGATCCTGACTTGTATAGAATTGCAAGGCTGGGAAGATTCGGTGTAAATGGTACTTTGGTATTCCCTCAGTTTGAGACAATGCCATATGAACAGGGCATGAAAGAAATTAAGAGAATTAAGAACCAGTTGCTTAAAAATGGTATGGATTTTGGATTTGTCACTTCTTATAATGCACTGTTGCGATTAGCAATTGACCACGATAATAAAATACTATACATATACTGGGAGTACTATTCCAAAGGTAAAGATGATACAGAGATTGATACAGATATTGCTGAATTCAAAGAGACTCAGGAGTTAATAAAGGCTGATTGCGCAGAGCCTAAAGCAATTAAATATTATAAGCAACAAGGGTACCGGATGAAGTCTTGTAAGAAGTTTCAAGGTTCAAGAGCAATGTATACCAAGAAAGTTAAAAGATTTAAAAAGATTATCTGTTTAGATAACTGTGTAAACACAATAGAAGAACTGCAAGACTTAACTTTCAAGGTAGATAAGAACGGTGAAATAATTGAGGATGAATTTAACATTGACCCACATACATTATCCGCAATTTGGTATGCCCTGGATGATTATGAGGTATCAGATTTAAAGGGTGGCAGTGGAGTTTCAGTTTTAAAATAAAGGGAGGTGAGAAATTGATGATTTATCATTATATAACAAAATATACAGAAGACGGGATAAGATATGCAGAAGCGTGGATTCAAATTAATTTATTTAGTAAGTGCTTCTGCATATCAAGAAAAAGAATCATGATTTGATTACTTCTTTTCCCATCCTCGACCAGGTTTTTGTGTAGGAGGGAGCCTATCACCCGGGTCAATTTTAACTGTTCTTGGATGAGGAACCTGACCACCTCTTGGGCCGACTTCTTTATATGTTCCTTTAGGTTGGTTATCAGTCCCTGGCTTAATTGGTTCTGGCATATGAGACTCCTTTCATATGTAATTGGTACATTTGTACCATATTTACATTATAATACAAATTACAAATTATAACAATAAAGGCAGGTGAGAAACATGGATTTAGAAGCTATAAAAAAGGTCATAAAGAGATATGCAACTGGGCATTCCGATTTTATAACTAAGGCTGCTGTGGCAGAGAGGTATTATAGAAACAAAAATGATATTCTGGCGGATAAACCTAAGGAAAAGGATGATACAGAAAACCCGTTGAGAAATGCCGACAACCGGATTCCACGGAACTTCCATGGTCTTCTGGTTAACCAAAAGGCGGCTTATCTTTTAACAGCCCCACCTCTCTTTGATATCGGTAGCCAGGAAGCTAATAAGAGGATTACCGATGCACTGGGGGATAGATATGCTAAAACAGCAAAGGATTTGTGTGTAAATGCATCCAACTGCTCCGTTGCATGGCTTCATTATTGGTTGGATAAGGATAGTGCATTTCAATACGGTGTTGTAGATTCTAAGCAAATTATTCCGGTATGGACAGCCGACCTGAACAAGCAGCTCAGTGGAATCTTAAGGGTATATGAACAATTAGACGATACAGACGGAGAGCTTTACACCATATATCAGTATTGGAATGATACACAGTGCCAAGCCTTTAGGAGAAAAACATCGGAAACTCTGGATGAGGGATTGCAGTCATATGCAATGTTCAGCACCTTTGTAGATGGTATGGCATATTTAGAGAATACTTTTACTCATGATTATGGACGGGTGCCATTCATCCCATTTTTCAACAACAATATCAATACCAATGACCTTGGTAATGTCAAAAGTTTAATAGATATATATGATAAGGTTTATAGTGGGTTCATTAATGACTTAGATGATATACAGGAACTCATATTTGTGTTATCTGGTTACGGCGGTACTGATTTAAATAGTTTCCTGCAGGATCTTAAAAGGTTTAAAACTATCAAAGTTGATGGCGATGAAGGAAGCAATCCAGGAGTAAGCACTCTTAGCATTGAGATACCCATAGAAGCACGTAAGACAGTTTTGGATGTTACAAGAAAGGCGATATTTGAACAAGGGCAAGGATTTGACCCACAACCTGAAAGTTTTGGCAATCAGTCAGGAGAAGCACTTAAATTTATGTACTCATTGCTTGAGATGAAGGCTGGTTTAATGCAAACAGAGTTTATGCTTGGATTTGCGGAGTTTGTAAGGGCAATATGCCAATACCTGAAAGTAGAATGCAAGTCAATCATCCAGACCTGGACACGAACCTGTATTAGGAATGATACAGAGCAAGCGCAGATATGTAAGGATAGTGTGGGGATCGTTAGTAGACGAACAATTCTTAAAAATCACCCGCTTGTTGAGGATGCAGATGCTGAGATTAAGTATTTAGAGGAAGAAGCTGCTGCTGATGAAGCAGACCAGTACAAGGATTCATTTGGGAAAGAAATGAATAACGAGGAGGGAATAAAAGAATGATTGTAGTAGCATGGATTTTATTAATTGTATCTACCATATTAGTTGTTTTGAATTTTAAATGTATTTTAACTGGTAGAACAGTAATGGAAAGAACAGTAAGGGTATTTACGACAGCAATTTGGTTCCTTGTAGCAATGTTAAGTTATAATACAATTCGGTAGATGCATATGGCAAAGAAGAGTGATGAATACTGGCAGAAACGCTTTGAAATACTTCAGGAAGCTTTACTAAATAAGGGAGATGAATACAGTGCCGAATTGGTTAAGCAATACGAGAAGGCATCTAGGAACATTCAGGATAAAGTTCTGGTTTGGTATCTCCGCTTAGCACAAAATAATGATGTTTCATTTGCTAGAGCCAAGCAAATGCTTACCAATCAGGAATTAAAGGAATTTAAGTGGTCTGTAGAGGAATACATAAAATATGGACAGGAGAACGCCTTAAATCAACAATGGATAAAAGAACTTGAGAATGCTTCCGCGAGAGTACATATATCAAAGTTGGAAGCTATCCAGCTAGAAATACAGCAGCAAGTAGAAACTCTTGTTGGAAGTATGGAAGTTAAGGTACCGGAGTTGCTACAGAATATCTACACAGAAGGATACTATAAGACAGCCTATGAATTGCAAAAAGGTCATAATATCGGTATGGATATCCAAAAGCTTGATACCTCAACTGTTGAAAAGGTTATGTCAAAGCCCTGGACAGCAGATGGAAAGACTTTTAGTGATAGGATATGGTCCAATCAGAAACAGCTTGTAGACACCTTAAACAAAGAACTTACACAAAGCATAATACGAGGCGATGCACCAGACAAGGTTATAAAGACAATAGCTGATAAAATGAATGTTAGCAAGAAACAAGCTGGACGCCTTGTCATGACAGAATCAGCGGCCATGAGTTCCCTGTCAAGAAAGGAAAGTTACATTGCAAACGGTGTAAAAGAGTATAAGATTGTATCTGCGCTTGATTTGAAGACCTCTGAGATTTGCAGAAGCCTTGATGGCAAGGTTTTCAAAGTCAGCGACTACAAGATTGGCGTTACTGCTAATCCCTTTCATCCAAATTGCAGAACATCTACAGCGCCACACTATGCTGACTTGGAAGATATTTTAACTGGTCAGAGAGCTGCCAGGGATTTCATAACTGGTAAAACAATCTATGTTGATGATAAAATGACTTATCCAGAATGGTATGAGAGATATGTTAAGAATGGGAAGTAGTTAGTTTGCTAAAAATCAGGAGGCGTAAATGAAAGTAACCATACTGGGAACGGAATACGAAATCAAACATCTTTCAGAGGATGAGTATCAAAAGCTCAAGATATGTGAGGCGAATGGCTTAGCAGAACTTTATGCCAAAGAGCTTATCATTGATTCTGGAATGGATGAAGGAGACGGTAGATCGTTCGCTAATTTTAAAGAATATGAAAAGAAAGTATTGAGACATGAAATTATCCATGCATTTTTTCATGAATCTGGATTACCTGATTACTGCGCAGATGAGAAACTGGTTGATTGGATAGCTTTGCAGGCATCTAAAATATTTAAGGCTTTTCAGGAAACGGAGTGTTTATAGGAGGTGAGACACGGTTGGCAAACTTAGAAATCCAAATTAGTATGCATGAAGGTGTGGCGGTTTACAGGGCAGATACAAAAGAGATTCTGGCATATATACCACTGGTTACCGGAGAAGATGGTTTTGTAAAAGATGGAATAGAATTTAAGTTATATCCAAAAGGGACGGAACCGGTCTTTGTAGACATGGGTAATGGACTAATCACCTTAAAGGATAATGTAACAATTTATAACAATTTGCTATAGAAAGGAGGTGTTCCAAATATCTCCCTTAAGGCCAGGGTTACGGTCTTATTTTTATGTCCGAAATGACATTAAACTAAATTACTCCGCCGGAGAATAACGGCAGAATCCCATTACCCGGAGAGCGGGAATAAAAATCTATGGAGGAATTATTTATGCAATGGTTATTAGATTTAATCGCAAAACACACAAAAGAGGGTGTTCTTGATACAGAAGCTCTTACGAAGGAGATTAATACAGAGTTTCCTAAGCACGCAGTACCAAAGTCGGAATTTAACGAGGCAAATGAGAAGCTCAAGACAGCCAATACAACCATTGAAACCTTGAAAAAGAATAATGGTGACAATGAAACATTGCAGAGTACCATCAAGGAGCATGAGACTACTATTAAAAAGCTTCAGGATGATGCTACCAATACTACCAAGTCATATGCCCTGAAAGAGCAGTTAAGTAAAGCAGGTGTCCTTGATCCAGATTACCTGATTTATAAACAGGGCGGGCTTGAGAAGTTTAATTATGATAAAGAAAGCAAGCCTATTGGCATTGAAGATATTCTTAAGCCAATGAAAGAGGATAAGACCATGTCTTATTTATTTAAGGCTGCTGACGGAACAAATTACACTCCTGCCGGCGGTGGTAATTATACCGGGAAGAATCCTTTTGCAAAGGATACCTTTAATTTGACTGAACAGGGGAAACTATTAAAAGATAATCCGGCACAAGCCAAAGAATTGGCTACGGCTGCCGGTGTAACAATTTAAGGATAAGAAAGGCAAAGGTGAATAAATATGCCAGGAACAAGATTAGTTGATGTTATTGTGCCGGAACTGTTTAACCCTTATGTGGTTAACCGCACAATGGTACTTTCTGCTTTGATTCAGAGCGGAATTGTAGTAAACAATAGTGAGTTTGATTCATTGGCCTCTCAGGCCAGCCCACTGGTTAATATGCCATTTTTCGAAGATCTACAGGGGGAATCAGAACAGGTTATTGAAGGAGATGATCTGGAGGATAACAAGATTACATCCAGTAAGGATGTTGCTGCAATCATCCGTAGGGCAAAGATGTGGAGTGCATCCGACTTAAGCGCTGCCCTTGCCGGAGCAGATCCCATGAAGGCAATTGCAGATTTGGTAGCTGGATTCTGGGCTCGAGATATGCAGAAAGAATTGATTGCATTATTGAAAGGTGCATTCGGTACATTTACTCCGGATGGAGGGTCAGCCACTACAAGGCTTGCAAGTAATATTATGGACATTTCTGGACTGACTGGGGACAAGGCAAAATGGAGTGGTAGCGCTTTCATTGATGCACAGCAGTGCCTCGGAGATGCAAAGGAGCAGCTGTCGGCAGTGGCTGTACATAGCGCAACGGAGGCTTTCCTAAGAAAACAGAATTTAATTGAAACCGTTCAACCTTCTACTGGAGGGAGAATTGATGTATATCAGGGAAAACGTGTAATCATTGATGATGGTTGTCCTTACGAAGGTTCTGGATCCAATATGGTTTTTACATCTTATCTGTTTGGTGCGGGTGCTGTTGCATTGGGTAATGGTTCTCCTGTCGGATTTGTTCCAACTGAAACAGATAGAGCCAAGAGAAAAGGATCCGGTGTTGATTACCTGATTAACAGGAAAACCAATATCCTGCACCCTCGCGGAGTTAAGTTTACTAACA